TCATCCGTGAGCCTTGTTGATGGCCGCAGTCGTAGCCGCTGCCAGCTCTTCCCGCTGGCCCTTTATCTCATGACGGTACACCCCGAAGGTGTCCATGTTCTTGCTGTGACCAACCAGCATCTTCAACTGGCCGTCCGTCAAGGCTCCAGCCTCCATGCTGACAAAGGTGTGCCGCATCTCGTAGAGCGTGACCGCTGGCGTGATTCCGTTCGATGCCTGATACTTCTCCCACCGGCGTTTGAGGCTGCGCTGGCAAGGAATCTGGAACAGTGGCGTGTTATAGTTTAGCTCAACACCGCTATCTTTGAGGAGCTGCACCTGTGCCTCGTATGCTTCCCGCGCTTGCTGGCACATATCAAATGACCTGATGCTGTTTTCGTTCTTGCCGGTCGTTTCTTCCTCATGCGTGTTGATGCTGCGGCGAAGGTTGACCGTGTTGCCCTTGATGTCGCCGTACCAGAGGCCGACCAGCTCTCCGGGCCGGACACCGGTAGACACGGCGAAGCGGTAGGCGTAAATGTAGTCATCGAAAACACGTTTTGAGTACAAAAGCCGCGTATCAACCGAAAAGAGAACACGCAACCCGGACGGCTGAAGAATCTTCTTCTCACCCATGCGGGCATTTTTCGGGATGGTCAGCTCCGGATTGAGCGTGGTGTACCGGTTTTTCCTGCACCACTTCAAGAAGCTGTTGGCCGTGGAACGGATGGTCATAAGCGTTTTGCGGCTCAATGGCTTGTTGAGCGAGCTGCGCTGCCGTTCTTTCTTCAAGCAGCGCTTTTTGAACGACATATCAATAGCCTTTTGCAGATCGCCCTCGGTCAGTTCTTCAATGCGCAGGTTCCCGATGACCGGCAGAAGATAATAGGCGCCGTATTTTGTGCACTGTTCCAGATAGGACGTGCCGCTGGTGAGGGAAAGGTCCTCCAACCATTCTGCATAGAGGACAGAGACCTTTTTCCTTCCGTCCCGGATGCTGTCGTCAAGCCATGCGTCCGCCTTGGCGTTTGCTTCACGCTGCCCAGTTCTGCCCGGCGTGGAGCTGTAGAAGCTCTTCATCACGCCGTTCTTCTGAACCCTGATTCGCCAGCGGTTTGTACATTCTTGCCACTCGGCAGTGTTCGTTCGCTTCTTCAATGAAACACGCCTCCCCTCATGTCCTTATAAAAGTAGTAGGCTCTCCGGACGTATTCCTCTGTGGTGTCCAGCGCTTCCGCAATCTCGCAAGCATCCATGCCGCGCTTCAGCAGCGCCAGCAGCGTTTCTTCCGGTATCGCGTGAAGTATGTACCATCGGTCAGCCCTGACCTCGTGGCGCTCTCGCAGATCATAGGGCGTGAGCCGGGTATAAAACCCACCGTATATGCAATGCCCTATCTCATGGCCAAGCCGGGCGGTTTCTTCAGCCCTCGTGAACTGCCGGGTGCTGTCCATGCCGATGCAGCAATGACCGTTCACTTCCATGCTCATGCTGCCGGTGTTTGGCAGCGGAAAATTGTAAATGTCGATGCCGTTTTCATTTGCCACGTCATAAAGTTCATTTAGTCTGTCCATTCGCATCTCGCTCCTTTACGAAACGAGCGAAGCTCTTGACCTCTTCAAATTGAGCGTCGGTCACGTCCCCGCCCCCAAAGAGTGCAAATTTGATATCGTCATCTGTTACCTCGCGGCTATCTGCTGCGGGGCTTTTTTCTTTTTCCGGCTGCGCAGCTTGAACGCTGGGTGCTGTCGGGTCGTCTGTTTCGCCAAATAGGTATTCGCTAGTTGTTCCTAGCCGATCGGCACAAAAATTGACAAAAGCTCTAGGCGGTTCCGTGTTGCGTTTCTCAAACATCCGAATATAGTTGTCTGCGTGACCGGAAGCCTGACACAATGCTTTTCTCGTCAGTCCATTCCTTTTTAGCAAAAAATCAAGTCGATCAAACATGAAAGAACCCATGATACAGCCTCCAAACTATTCATAAGCTAATTTTTTGGAACAATTAGCGAAAAGCTCTTTACAAACTAGCCAAAAGCTAGTATAATAGCTATGCAAAGGAAAACTAGATGCTAGCTAAATAATAACATCTGAGAACCCAGAAATCAATAACAAAGAGGTAAAAACATGAAGTACATCGACATCAACGCAAAGTTCACCGCAGCCGTCAGCAGCTACATCGCACAGGGCTACATCATCAACACCGCTTCGATGTCCGGCAGTCAGGGCGAAGTCGCCCACATTGACCTGACCAACGGCAAGCAGATTGTCCGTGTCCTGCTGGACAGCTTCACCGAGTGGGAAGATTGCAACAATCTGGAAGGTCTGAAGCTCGTGGTCGGCATCGCCACCGACGACGTCAAGCCGAACGACAACCAGCGCCGCGATGTCATCTGGAACAACCGGTTGGATGTCATCTCCTGCGAGAGGTTCTACAAGCTGAGCAGCAACCGCGACGATTCCGTGTTCTACGGAACGCGAGAGGAGGCCACCGCAGCCGATGAAAAGCGCTTCGAGCGCTACTGCCGCCGTGACTGCCGCATCAAGAAGCACCTTCCCGAAAAGGCTTCTCCGCTGGTCAAGGAATTCGTTCGCCGGAAGTTCGGCCTGAAGCGTGTCGTGGTGAGCAACATCCAGATCACCAAGCAGAGCGGCGTGTATACCGTCACCTACAACCAGCACAGCGCCCAGCTGCACTAAGGAGGACAACGTGATGAAGAATCTGACGATTACCTACGACACCATGCAGAACGGCGAGGTCGGCGAAGCGTGTGTGTTCATCCCGATGGAAGATGCACAGGCCAACAAAATCAAGGCGGCTTTTGAGAAGTCGGAGCTGCTCTCCAAGCGGGAGGCATACGACCTCCGCGATGCAGTAAACGGATTCGTGAAGTATTGCGAACGCGCCAGAGGCCGGGAGTATATGTCCGATAGCATCAAGACAGTTGAGGTCAAGGAGGTCTGAACGATGAAAAAGGAAACGCTGAAACCGTGCCCTTTCTGCGGGCAGGAGTATACGACCATCACTGAATCTAATACTGAGGGCATTCGGATTAGATGTCCGCATTGCAGCATCACATTTACACGCGATTTTTATGAACATCGCGGGGAATTGGGCAGGCAACGAACTATTGAAGCGTGGAATACTCGCTCTGAATAACCCCGCCTGATGATGGCTGCATGGCAGCAGCCGAAACCACCCGGCAGCCAGCCGGGGAGGTCGCGGGAACCACCGCAACCAACAATCAATTTTCGGAGGTATGAAAAATGTCTGCAAACGTTGAAACGATGTTCTATGTCCGGGAGAAGCCTTGGCACGGTCTGGGGAAGATGGTGCAGGAAGCGCCAACCAGCGCGGAGGCTCTGAAGCTGGCCGGTCTGGACTGGACGGTCGAGGCCCGTGATATGTGGCTGAACGGCGGTTACGAGCCGATTCCCGGCTACAAGGCCAATGTCCGCAGCTCGGACAACAAGGTTCTGGGCGTGGTCAGCAACAAGTACCGCATCGTCCAGAACGCAGAGGCTTTCGCGTTCACGGATGCGCTGATCGGCGGCGATGTCCACTATGAGACCGCTGGCAGCCTGCTGGACGGTAAGAAGATTTGGCTGCTGGCAAAGCTGCCCGATTCCGAAATCTGCGGGGACAAGACTGAAACCTATATGTGCTTTTCCAACACGCATGACGGATCCGGCGCTGTCCGTGTCTGCATGACCCCGGTTCGCGTGGTCTGTAACAACACGCTGAACCTTGCGCTGGACACTGCGCAGCGGGCATGGAGGTCTACTATGTTTACCCCACTGGCAATGAGATTGGGAGCGAGCAGCACGCTGGCCGCCCGGCCATCATTGTGAGCAACAGTCAGAATAACAAGAACTCCTCCACTCTGGAGATTGTCTATTTGACCACGCGGGAGAAGAGGCCCATGCAGACCCACGTTCACATCAATGCTGCTGGGAAGCTGCAGGAATCCACTGCCCTCTGTGAGCAGATTTTTACTGTGGACAAGCTGCGGCTGAATGACTACATCGGCCAGCTGTGCGATAAGGAAATGCAGGACATCGAGTTTGGCCTGATGGTGAGTCTCGGCCTTGACAACTACCTGTCCAAGCCGAAGCCGGTTGAAGCTCCCGGCGTTGCAGCAGCACCGGTTCCGGTCGCCTCTCCTTCGGTGTCAGACACCAAGGAAGAGCTGGAAAAGCTCCGTGTGCAGCGTGACACCTACAAGGATCTGCTCATGGAAGTTATCGGCAGAAAGTGAGGAATGAAGATGGCGAATTTTGATTTGAAGCCCTGCCCGTTCTGCAGCGGCACGGCGCACATTCGGGACTTTGGCGGCAGGTACCGCGTTTCCTGTTCCGGCTGTGGGGCTACCGGCGGCGCTGTATGGGTCAAGCGGTGGCACAGTACGAAGTTCATTGCGCAGGGTCAGGCCGCGAAGCTCTGGAACGAGCGGGCCGTGAACGGCGCGGGCATGGCAACCTTGCAGAAGCGCGATGCTGTTCTGGAAGCGCTGTGGAAGCAGCTTGACGATGTTCCAATGAACCCCGAAACGGAAGAGCTAGAAGCTGCATTCCTACATTTCCCGGCTGGCACAAACCGGCTGGAGGTCTGGCACTGGTTCGATGATCGTTACAGCAAAGGAGTTTCGTTCCTGCTGTATGGCATTCAGGCTGACAGCCGCCGGTGTGAAATCGTCTGGGACATCCAGAAGCAGAACGACATAGAGGATGTTCAGTCGTACATTGACCAGCTCACCGATGATGAAATCCGGCAGGAGTACCGGATGGAGCGCGAAACCCTTTGCAAACTGGTCCCGACTGCTGCGGCCAAGATGCGGAAGCTCATTGACGACGATGATTCGTGGACGTTTCTCCGAGATACGGCCATCAAAGAAACTGCTGAAGAATGCTTGAAAGGAAGCGCAAAAGAATGAAAAATCGAATTTCCTGCTTTGCTGTCGCGGCGCTGCTGCTGGCCCTGACGTTGTGGTTTACCGCCTGCGGTTCTACATCTGCTGAGGCTGAAGCTACCGTCGAGCCGTGCTACCACGTCACGGTCTATTCCCCGGAAATTGAAAAGGTCGGCTATGCTGGCACACGGTCTCCGAAATATACAATCACCGTTGACAGCTTCAGCGAACTGGTGCCGAGTTCCTACTCCTACGAGAAAGAGTACCAGCTTCTGCGCATTCCTCTTGGAGATGGCCGCTTTGAGCTGGTGTCCACCTCGCTGGTGGAAATCGAGTATTACTGAGGGGAGGGCTGGAAAATATGAGAATCCGTTCGTTGATTTATCGGGACCATGCGAAGAATGAACCCGGTTCCGCCATCGTCGAGTTGACCGGCGAGGAAATCGTTACCCTGAACAACATCATCAGGAAAGCCACAAAGGAGCAAGAGGGCAAATCTGCATCTCTGGAGATGGCGAAATCCTCAATCTTACTGAACGCTCTTGTGCAGCATGGTGGCCTTGACAGCGTGGATATCTTGGCTCTCAGCGAGGTAGACGAGCGGCTCCACCGACATCAAGGAGGCGAAGAAAATGCCCAACAATAAAGCAGTTCTGTTGAGCATCCAGCCGGCATGGTGCAGCAAGATCGTCCTGAAAGAAAAGACCGTGGAGGTACGCAAGACGAAGCCGGAGGGCGTGAAGCCTCCATTCAAGTGCTACATCTACTGCACGAAAGAACAGTCGAAGATGGGCTGGCTGCGAATCGTCCCCGGCAAAGGCTGGCAGCGGTTGGATGGTACGGTCATTGGCGAGTTCGTCTGCGACAAGATTTGGGAGCTTGCACCGATATGCCGCGCCCCGGATGATGTCGAAGAAATGGCTTGCATGGACAGAGACCGCATTGTCCGCTACCTGAACAAGTGTCACGGCTGGGCGTGGCATATCTCCGACCTGAAGATTTATGACCAGCCGCGCGAGCTGCGGGTATTCACAGGCTTGCAAAATACGCGGTTTGGTACACGGCCTGTGGAAGTACAGCGGCCTCCCCAGAGCTGGCGCTATGTGGAGGAATTGAAAGATGTCTGATTCTATCGGAGAGAAAATTCGTGCAGCGCGAAAAGACGCTCACCTCACACAGATTCAGCTTGCCCAAAGAATGGGCGTGACCAAGCAGACGGTGAGCCTGTACGAGAATGGCGGGGTCAACCCGACGGCCAAGATGCTGGCTAAGTTCGCAACTGGGCTGAAAGTTCCTGTTGGCCTTTTAGCCGGTGACGAAGAGGGTCAGCTTGCTGGACAGTGGGTCAGCGTCAAAGTGCGCCTGCCAGAGCTGGACGAGGACGAACCATTTGCCCGCTGCATTGTGAATGTCATTCGGTGGTGTGAGGGCTGGACAGGCCCTTGGAACCAGCCGGAACCCGACTTGAATGAAGAAGAGTTCACTGCTGCCGCTGCCTATAACCCGGAGCAGAAAACTTTCACAGTGTATGATGGCTTTGGCGGCTCGATGGTGATAAACGCTCTACTCGACCCGAACGATTTTAGCGGTTCATCCGGTATGCGAATCACCCACTGGATGGAACTTCCCGCAACCTTTGGATTCTGGGAGGCACCTCGATGAAACAATACTGCCGGTACTGCTGCAACGCCTGTCTGAACGATGACGAGCTGGCCTATTGCAGCTACAAAGACGAGATGCTGGACGGCCCTGCCCTGCGGCGGCTGAACCACTGCAAAGGCTTCCGGTTCTGCGAAATCGACGTTTTGACCCAGACGCGGACGTACCAGCCGAGGGTCGCAAAGCCCCCAGCTCCCTCCCCGGAGGATTTCGGGCAGCAAACCCTGTTTTGATATGCGAAACCGGTGCGACCGGTATTTTTTTGGCAAACACTTCTAGCTTATAGCTAAAATATTTTTCCAGAAATAGCGATAAGCTATTTACAAACTAGCCAAAAGCTAGTATAATAACAAGCGTAGAGAATGACACTCCACAAAACAGGAGGAAAAGAAAATGAAGAAGTCCTACATCGTCGCAATCGACTACCGCGCAACCTACAAGCCCATGACCACCGATTACAAGGTTCTGGAAGCTGACAACCTGCTGGACGCAATGAGCGAGGCAGAGAGCTATCTTGACACCGAGAAGGTTTACCTGCTGAACATCATGCAGGCAGACAAGGCGGGCCACAAGGTCAAGGGACTGCCCGGCATCAGGGAGAACACCTACATCGATCAGATCACCAATCGCGGCAATGGCTGGCACCGCACAGATGCCGCCCACAGCGAAACTGCTTGGAGCCATACCATGTGGGTGGACGAAAGCAAGAACGTCCAGCACATCGACAGCAACGAAGTTGCTTGAAACCCGCCTGATGATGGCTGCCCGGCAGCAGCCGAAACACCCGAAAGGGTGTCGCGGGAGCCTACCGCAGGAAGGAGGCACAGAACGTGTCTGAATATTACAGCACCAAACAGGCAGCGGAAGCGCTCGGCGTATGCCGTCAAAGAGTGCTTCAGATGAGGCGAGAAGGCAAGCTGACCGCCTACTCGCACGGCGAGAAGGGCAGCAAGAGCAAGTTCTTTTTCCGCGTAGAAGATGTGGAGTTTTACAAGCTCCACAAGAACGATGCCAAGCCGCTGCCCCCGCTGCGTCCGGTCGGCGCAGAGAAGGACAGCGCGTAAGATATCAAGATGGGAGGACATGAAAGATGCGTAAGGTTGTGAAATTGGCGACTGCTGCGCTGGCGCTGGTCGGTGCATGGAAGGTCGCGAGCTGGATGTGCGAAGGAACTGTGTGGCTGCTGGTTAATCGTGGGTTATGGGAGCCGCAGGCTGCGGCTGAAGCCGCGCCGTGGATCTTGTTCGCGCTGGGCAGCGGGCTGGCAATGTCTTTGTACGGAATGTATGAGGACAGCCAGCGGTACAAGCGCAGCAGCCCCTATGGCCGCGTTCAGCACAGCGAGCGCCGCAACGACAACAGCAGAAAGGCGGGCTGAGGATGAACCCGATGTATAATCTCGCGCTTGACGGCTACGGCCCGCCGCTGGAACCGCCCGACGACTACTATTTTCTGCCGCGTGACGCGGAGCATGAGGACAAGAGCGACAATGACGAATGAACTCACCATCCGGGTGCAGAACCCGGTGATTCCGGCTATGAGCTGGAATAAGGACGAGGCGCAGAAGAACCTTGACGAGATGCTTGCAGCCTACACAGGCCGCGTCTACACCCCGGAGAGCATCAAGAGCGCCAAGGAGGACCGAGCAAAGGTCAACGGCTGGGATAAGCAGCTTGGAGCTGCTGCCACGGCAGCGAAGAAGCTCTACATGAAGCCGCTGGAAGATTTCCAGCAGAGCATCAAGGAGATGCAGGGTAAATGCAAGGAGGTTTCCGGAGCGATTGACGCACAGGTCAAGGCCGTCGAACAGGCCGAAAAAGATGAAAAGGCGTCCACGCTGAAGCTGGTCTACCGGGACTGCATTGGCGAGCTGGAACCCCTCATTCCTTTTGACCGGTTGCTGGACACCCGCTGGCTGAACAAGACCTTTGACCTCTCTGAAGCGAAAAAGACGCTGTGTAAGGCCATTGAGGGCGTGCGCAGCGATCTCGACTTTATCCGCGAGAACTGCGGAGAGGATGTCGAACCCTGTATCACCGAATACCTGCGCAACCTGAGCGTGAACGAGGCTGTCCGCGAACATACCCGCCGCGAGAAGTCCCGCGCAGCACAGAGAGAGGCAGAGGCCGCCAGAGAAGCGGCAGAGCGGGCGCGGATATCGGCCCCGGTAATTGTTCCCCCGACCGCAGAAGAACGCGAGATGCGGGCGCAAGCCGCCGCATTCATCACGCCGGAGGGCCGTCTGGACATGGAGGCGATGCAGAGCTTCGCCGCTGCGCAGGAGACTTCCTCCCGCAAGCGCTATTACTTCTGGGTCGAGTTCACCAAAGAAGACATTGCATGGTTCCGCAGCGCTGCCAAGGAACGCGGGTTCGATTTCGGCAGCATCAAATAATCTTCAACATTCTAGGAGGTAACAAAAATGGGTTTCACTTCACGCGCTGGCGCTGCTGCGCCGACTACCACAGTTCAGAGCCGCTCCTTCGCTGCTCAGGTCAAGCAGAGCGAAGCGATGCAGCCGGTCGCAGAATCTAAGCCGGTCGAAATCGAGAGCATGGACGGCCAGCACCTCACCGTCACCTTTGATGATGTGCGCGACTTCATCTGCAAGGAAGCTACCATTGCAGAGTGCCGTATCTTCTTGGAAACGTGCAAGCAGTACCACCTCAACCCTTTCACCAAGGAAGCCTACCTCATCCACTATGACAACAAGAACGGTGATACGGCCAGTACCATTGTTCTGGGCAAGACCTGCTACATGAAGATGGCAGAGGCGCACCCGCAGTATGATGGCTTTGAGGCTGGCGTGATTGTCTTTGTTCCTGAAGTTGGTGAGCTCATCCACCGCGAAGGATCCATCGTCTACGAGGACGAGAAGCTGGTCGGCGGCTGGGCTAAAGCCTACCGTAAGGACCGCAGCCGCCCCTTCTACGAGGAAGTGAAACTGAGCGAGTACGACACCAAGAAATCCCTGTGGGTAACGAAGCCTGCAACGATGATTCGTAAGGTAGCCCTTGTCCACGCGCTGCGCGAATCCTTCCCGGCCACGTTTGGCAGCCTCTACGATGAGAGCGAGGTTCCGGTAGCTGCAGAAGCATCCTACCGCGAGGTCGAGAACGAGCAGCCCGAAATCGGCGCTATGCAGCCCCGCAAGCTGAAGCCGAAAAAGGAACAGCCTGAACCGCTGGCAGTCGAAACCACCGAAACCACCGACACCAACGATGATCCGTTTGGCGGTGATGGCGAATGATTATTCAGACCAAGACCGGGACGAAGATCACCGGAACCCTCTCTCGCGACCCTAGTCTAAAGGAAACGAAGACCGGAAAGCCGTTCCTCAGCTTGAGCGTCAAGGCTCATAGTACAAAAGATGCCTCCGGCAACCGGAGCAATATGTTTGTCGAGTGCTGTATTTGGAGCGATCTCGACAATTGGGACGGCCTCCTGCAGAAGGGCGATTTTGTCGAGATTTGCGGCGGCGAGCTGAAAAGCAATACCGGCGCGAACGGTACAACCTACTGGAACCTGCATAACGTCGAGGGCGTTGTCGTTGGCGGGCTTGTTGCTGCCCGGTGGGTTCAGATGGCAATCGACATGATGCAGCCGCAGGCCGAACAGGCTGCGCCGGATGATTTTGCGCCGGTGGAGAACGACACACCCTTTGATACCGGCTCTCAGCCGCCGCAGAGCGCTTCCCTGCCGGAACCGGCAAAACAACCCGCCCCGGCGGCAGTGCCCGACTACAACGGCGATGACCGCCCGATCTCGGACACGGACGACTTGCCGTTCTGATTCACCGTTGAGAGAAAGGAGGTGAGCAGATGGCAATTTTTCGTTGCGTTTCGCCGAACTTTTGGTCAGACCCGAAGGTGGACGATGACTTCACTCCGGAAGATAAATACTTCTATCTCTACCTTCTCACTAATCCGCATACCACTTTGAGCGGATGCTATGAGCTGGGCAAGCGGCAAGCGAGCAGAGAGCTTGGATACAACGAAGAGACTGTGGATCGCCTTATCCATCGGATGGAAACGGTTCACAACGTTATCCGCTATGACAAGGCAACGAAAGAGATATTGCTTCTTAACTGGCACAAATACAACTGGTCGAAATCACCTAAATGCCTGAAGGGCGTTGAGTATTCGCTGCAAAACATCAAGAGTGATGCGTTCAGAAAATACTGTGCAGATACCCTATCTATACAGTATCGGTACAGTATAGATACAACTGTATCTGTAACTGCTACTGTAACTGAACCTATTACTGAAACTGTTATCTATCCTAATAGAGATAGCTTAAATAACAGCAAAGAGAAAGCCCCGGCAGCCGATGCAGACCTCGCCCAGATTATTCAGCGGTACGAGGAAGTTGCAGGCTGCTTTCCGCGTTCAGCGCTGGATAAGCTGCAAAGCTGGCGGCAGGCTTTCGGCACAGACATGATCTTGCTGGCAATTGACCGGGCAGCGGAAGCAAATAAACGGTCGTGGGCCTACATAAACGGAATCTTAGCCAGTTGGCAACGCGAAGGTGTTCGGACGGTTGGCGATGTAGCTGCAAACGATGAGAGTCGCCAGCAGCCGCGGTCCGGCAGATCGCCCCGGCAGCCGTCAGAAAGCACGAGAGACCAGCTTGCCCGCGTACTGGGCAACATGGACAAAGAAAGGGGTTTTGAGACATGACCAAGGAAGAGGTGGCGGAGCTGATTTTGAGGAACGCGACGCTTTACAAGCAGATGATGAAGCCACTGACCGACGAAGAGCTGGAAGATACGATCGACGAGTGGACATACCAGTTCAGGGACTACCCCGGCGAGGTCGTTAAGAAGGCGTATCTCGCGGCGCGCCGCGTCTGCGTCTACCCGATCTCGGTCGCGGATATCTTCAAGCAGCTTTCCAAGAGCCTTGACCCGGCGGCGGAGTGGGATGCTATAACGGAAGCTTCGCATAAGGCGCAAAGGTATCTGTACTGGCGCACATGCCCGATGGTCGTCGGAGTTGACGACAACGGGCGGCCTATCCGCAGCGACGGGCGCGAGGAGCTGAAAGAGCTGTTCGACAAGCTCCCGACGGCGGCGAAGGTCTACATCGGAAGCGTCGGCGGGCTGGAGGAGCTGGCCCGAACTCCCGATCTTACATACCGGCGCATTGAGTTCTTGAAACAGTCGCGGGAAGAGATCGAGACTGCGCCAAAGGAGGCCGCCCAGTTGCGCGGCGGCCCGGAACCGGTGAGACTGGAGGCCGCAAATGCCTAAGTTCAAGGTGTCCGTCGAATGCCATACACCCGGCAGGGATGAAATCCACTGCCTGAAGCTGGAGGCCGACGACGAGGGCGACGCAGCGATTCAGGGCATCTACCACGCCCGCGACCGCTGGCCAGATGCTTGGACTATCACGGTCCGCAAAATCCGCAAGGTGGAGGTGGCCCACTGCAATGGACGTTGAACAGCTTTCATTCTTCACCATGCTGGCCCCGGCGCTGCCCGCTGTGGCGGTCTGCTGTATGGACGGCGACCGGGCGGACGCTGCACCCGCCGAAAGCTGGATGCAGCGTCTTGTCCCCGGCGGCGAGTACGTTGTGCAGGTGGCAGGCCATCCTCTGGTGCTCAGACCGGCAGAGAGCACGGAAGAAACCATTCCGGACGGACACAGGTATTATCACTACACAATCGGGAACCGCCTGTTTTCGGGCGTTTTTGTGGGGAGAGCCAAAGCGTAACGGCTCGCAATATATGGGAGATGAAAACGTGACATACAAAGAATTTTTGGAGCGCAAAATCGACATTGCGCCCCTGTCAGGCATTGAGATTGACCCCGCAGAGGTCAACCCGGTGCTGAAAGATCACCAGCGCGTGAGCGTCCTGTGGGCGCTGCGCGGCGGTCGGCGCAGCATCTTTGCCCGCTTCGGTCTGGGCAAGACGGTCATGCAGCTGGAATGGTGCAGAATCCTTCAGAAGCACGAGGGAGGCCAGACACTCATTGTGATGCCGCTGAACGTAATGCCGGAGTTCCGGGCAGATGCGGTCAATCTGCTGGGAATGGAAGAACCGCCCTACTGCAAGACCATGGCCGAGGTGGAGGCCAGCACGGCCCCCATCATCCTGACCAACTACGAGAGGGTTCGCGATGGCGATATTGACCCGCACCGCTTCACGGCGGTCAGTCTGGACGAGGCTGCAACGCTGCGCAGCTTCGGCAGCAAGACCTACCAGAGCTTCATGCTCAAGTTCAAGGGCGTGAAATATAAGCTGACAAACACCGCGACCCCGGCCCCGAACCGGTTCAAAGAGCTGATTCACTATGCGGGCTTTCTGGAAGTGATGGACACCGGACAGGCGTTGACCCGCTTTTTCAAGAGGGACAGCACCAAGGCCAACAATCTGACCTTGTATCCTGGCCGCGAGCGCGAGTTCTGGATCTGGTGCGCCAGTTGGGGCCTTTTCCTGCAAAAGCCGAGCGACCTCGGATTCTCGGATGACGGCTATTCACTGCCGCCGATGGATATCCGATACCACAAGCTGAACAGCCTTGACCGGCCCGCCGAGTTTGAAGCGGACGGCCAGATGAAGCTCGGCCATGATGCCGCCATGGGCTTGTCGGATGCAGCCAAGGAGAAAAGGGACAGCATCGATATTCGCGCCGCCGAGGTAGCCCGCATCATTGCGGAGGCACCGCCGGACGAGCATTTTGTGGTCTGGCACGATTTGGAGGACGAGCGCAAGGCGCTCAAAAAGGCCGTGCCGGAGGTGGTCGATATCTACGGCAGCATGGAGCTGGAAACCAGAGAGCAGCGGGTCATGGACTTCGCACAGGGCCGCACCCGCATCTTCGGAACCAAGAAAAGCCTGTCCGGTTCCGGCTGCAATTTCCAGCGCCATTGCCACCGCGCCATTTTCATGGGCATCGACTACGAGTTCAACGACTTCATTCAAGCCATTCACCGCATCTACCGTTTCCTGCAAAAGTCCCCGGTCATCATCGACATCCTGTACATGGACACGGAGACGGAGGTGCTGCTGGCGCTGCAACGCAAGTGGAGACAGTACGATGAACTGAGCGAGCAGATCTCAAGATCGTGACAGACGCCGGTGCCGTCCTGCATCTGGGCTGGGACTACGACGCCCCTTACTTTCTCGACCCG